CACGCGTGCATTTTTTAGGTTGTTTTCGGAGTACCCCCAATGGGCGCTAAAGTTTTGCAGTTTAGTGGCGGATTTCCAGACTACCCAAAATCTCTTGGCGAGTCTGGCAAAGAAGCTTGGGCGCAAGGCCGCGAACTTTGGAATTCTGGAACGCTTACGGCTCGCGACTTAGACGCTTGGAGAATGTTTGCTGAGTCGTTTGATGAATTGGATCACTGCGACTTTGTTGCGAAGCGTGACGGTGAGTATTCACTATCGAGTCAAGGTACTTACTCAGAGCATCCGGTTTTGCGGCGTAGACGTGCGACGGAGCAAAAGATACTTCGGTATCAAAAGTTGTTTGGTTTAGTTCCGGACGCACGTAAGAAGCGACCGGCAGCACAGCAGGGGGTAGCAACTCGAAAGCGATAGATGGACGAACTGACGAAGCTATGGATTAGAAACGAATCAGACAGGTTAGCGGTTGCTAGCGGTTGTTGGTTCGATGCTTCGCGCGGTGCTAATGCTGTTTGGTGGATCGAAAAATATTGCCGTTTGTACGAAGGCGAATGGGCTGGTCAAAATGTTTTACTTCGTTCCGCTTGCGATGAAGTTGATAAGCAGATTCTAGACGAATGGGAAGACGGTGGCGAAGAACTTTCTATAGCGCGCTCGGTCAAATATGCTGAATGGGTTGCAGCTGGTGGTCGTCCGGACTGGCAATACGAATGCACGATGCGGATGTTCGGATGGGTACGTAACTCAGAGCGGTGGGGGCGTGTTATTCGTCGGTTCAATGCCGCGTCGATTTGGATTCCGAAGAAGCAAAAGAAGTCGCCAACGCTAGCGGCGTGGGGCGTTTATCTGACCTGTGGCGATGGTGAACAGGGGGCAAAGTGTTTTAGCGGTGCTAAAGATGGGAACCAGGCGTTGATTTCTATGGCTCACGCTATGGCAATGATTGAACAGTCGCCAGAGCTTTCGAGCGAGTGCAAGGTAAACCGCAACGAAAAGTCAATTGAGCACTTGCCAACGCGGTCGAAGTACAAGCCGCTTTCGTCGGCAAATGAACGAACCAAGACAAGCAAGGAAGGTATCAACGGAAACATTCTGATCGATGAAACGCACGTTGTAGACCGCGACTTCATTAAAATCATTTCGCGGGCTGGGATCAGTCGCGCGGAACCGTTCCACATAGAGGTATCGACGGCTGGTAACAATCCAGACGGTTACGGAAAAGAGCGGCAAGACTATGCACGCCAAGTTGTCTGCGGTGCCGAAAGGAACGATCAACTATTTGTTGCAATCTATGAAGCTCCACAGTCGCTAACTGACAAAGAACTAGCAGACGATCCGGTAAAGTATGGCAAGATGGCAAATCCAGCATGGGGACACACGGCGCACTCGGAGGAATATCTAGCCGACTACAACGAGTCTAAAAGAACTCTTAGCGGCTTAGCTGACTTCAAAATGTACCGGCTCAACATTTGGCAACATACCGCGAATCAATGGTTGCGGTTGGATCAATGGCTAAATTGCGGCAGTGACTTTGAAGAAAGCGACTTTAGCGGACGACCAACATCGTTGGGCTTGGACTTATCAAAGACTCGCGACATGTCCGCATTGTCTATTGCTATTCCAGTAGGAGATAAGGTCAATTTGTTTACTCGGCTATGGATGACTGAGGCTTACATTGAAGCCAACGCAGACAAAGCAGCGTTCAAGCAATGGGTTGACCAAGGGCACCTATTGATGATCCCAGGCGATACGATTCAAGAGGCGTTCATTCGCGAGGAGTTTTCTCGACTATGCAAACAGTTTGACGTTAGGATTCTTGTAAAAGACAGGGCGTTTGCGGCTGACTTCACTGAATGGGCCGAAAGCGAGTACAGCAAGGTTTTGCAAGTTGACTATCCGCAAAACGCTCAGATGATGGAAAAGCCGATTGACGACTTCGAAGCGGCAGTGATTGAAAGCAGTTTATCTCACAACAACAACCTCTGTTTGAACTGGCAGGCGGGTCATGCGTCGGTGCAAGAAAACGCCCGAGGGTTTAGAATAATCCGAAAGCCTAAACGAGACGACTATCGCAAGGTTGACGGGATGGTATCGAGTGTTATGGCCTATTGGGGTACAAAGCATTTGCCGAAAAAGTCGAGCGTTTATCGTCGTCGAGGAGTCCTAACGGCATGAAGTCGGTTGCGTTGAATTTAGTATTTGTAGCGGGTGCGGCTTGCATTGTTGCGAGTGCGTTCATTGTATCGCTACCGCTTGGACTTTTCGTTCTAGGTTGTCCGCTGGTTGCTATCTCTGTTCACGTTCAACGAAAGGCGGCAACGAAGTGATACTAGAAGCTTTCGCGTCAATGTTCTCGGCTATATCCCTGAGTGGATCACATCCGCGCGACCCTGCCGTGGCTCGAATGCTTGGCATGGGGCGAGAGAATAGCGCTGGCGTATCGGTTACGCACGAAAAAGTCATGGCGCTACCAGCTATTAAGCGCGGGGTTCAAATTATCACGGACAAAATGTTTGGGATGCCGTGGTACGTTTTTGAGGAAATGGCAGACGGCAGGACGTGGAACCGCAAACATCCGGCGTGGAGATGCGTTCATTCTATGGCAAACAGCGAGATTGACGCGCCAACACTTAGGCAGCAACTTACTCAATGGGCATTAACGTGGGGTAACGGATGTGCATATATCGACCGAACTGCGGACAGTGGGCATATCGAATTGATTCCGCTGCTACCAGACCGAACACAATTAGTTCGCATTACCCCAGAAATGGCAGAGCGTGTTGGCGATCCATCAGAAGCTGGGCGGCTAGTTTACAAAACTACAATCGGCGGCGATGTTCAGCTTTTGGACCGAGGCGACGTGCTCCACATCAAAGGCTTGGGACCAAACCCGTATTGGGGCTGGGACTTGATAGATTTGATGACTGAATGTTTTGGCGGCGCGATGGCAAAAGACGAATTCAGCAATCGATTTTTCAGCAACGGAGCAAACCCAGTCGGCTTTATCACGATGGACGGCTCGCTAGATGAGGAGTCTGAAGAAACGTACATGCAAAGCCTTACTAAAGGAATGCAGGGACTTGGCAAGGCTCACAAGCTGATTCTTTTGGAAGAAGGTGCCAAGTTCACGCCAGTCACAATTGACCCTCAAAAGTCTCAAATGTTGGAGGGTAAACAGTTTGACATCCGGCTTTTGGCAATGGCAATTGGTATTAAGGTCCATAAACTTGTCGATGGCGCAAACTCGGCTTTTGCCTCACTTGAACAGGCAAACCATGAACACAAAGACGACGATATTCTGCCTTGGGTCAATAAGTTCCGCGTGCAGTACGACCGAAAGCTACTGTCTAGCGACGAACTGGAAAGCGGCCAGACTTCGATTGACGTTGACGACGAAACTCTAGATTGGGTGCCGTTTAGTGAACGTGCTTCCGGTTCAGTTGAGCTTTACAACAACGGCTTGATTACCAAGGACGAGGGCAGACGCAAGGTAAACTTTGGACCATCAAAGGCGGCGCGAGCTAAGGACTTCCGTATTCCATCAAACATTGTTTACGAAGCTGACCAGTCGTTAGTTGCTCCGCCAGCGAATCAACCACAGCAACCGGCAGCAATTGACCACAGCGACGTTGCAACCGCTTACCTAGACAAGATCGAAAAGCGACTGATTGCACAAGCGAAGACAAAAGCCAAGAATCCGAAGGATTTCTTAGAGTGGCTTGACGGATTGGAAGCTGAAGACGGGCCGCAATCTATCCAGCCAAAAATTGAAGAACTTTACAGCGTGACGATCAAGCGATTGAACGAACTAGCCGAAACGAAAACAACAGCAGAGGAGCTTGTAAATGCGATTTGACCCGATGGAACCAATGGCGTTGATGCCTGAGCATGTTGGAGCGTTTTTCGAGCGACTTCGCGGAAAATCTCTTGCTACCGAAAAGCCACCAGAAATGTTGATGGTGGACGAAAACGGGACTTTTGCATCGTCTGGAAGTGCAACAACTGGCAATATGCTTGCAGTTGTTCCTCTATGGGGTGTGTTGTCGCCCGATGGAGGCTATGGTGGGACATCGTTAGATGGTTTCTCGCGAACTTTGGCGATGCTCGATGCTAACCCCAATGTGTCAAAGATTCTGATTAACGTCACAAGCCCAGGCGGAACCGTTACGGGCACACCGGAAGCGGCGGACGCTGTGCGGGCGGTTCGTGACGGTGGCAACACTCAAATTGTTTCGATTGCTAACGGTATGATGGCGTCTGCGGCAATGTGGATCGGCGCGGCAGCAAGTGAAGTTGTCGTGACTCCAAGCGGCGAAGCTGGGTCCATTGGCGTGATTTCGATGTACGCCGATGAATCCGCATTTCTGGAAAGGCTTGGTATCAAAGTTGACATCATGCGCACGCCCGACAAGAAAGCCCGTTTTAGCGGCTTGGAGCCTATGACGGACGAAATGCGTAGTTTTGTTCAGCAACGCATTGGAGCCAGCTACGAGAAGTTCAAGCGGGCGATGGCGACCAATCGCGGGATTCGTATTGACCAAGTTGAAAACAAGTTCGGCGGTGGTGAAATGCTACGGGCAGAGGAAGCGTTAGAGGCAGGTTTGGTTGACCGCGTTGCGACTTTAGACCAGACTATTGCTCGCATGATGACACGACGTGCTCCAAGTGGGGCGCGGGCAGCGTTGGCTCGGTCGCAATTGGGGGCTCAAAGCAAGTGAAGCAGTTTTGGTTATTTGGTGGCGAATCATACTACGCAACCGGTGGAATGAATGACTTCATTGCAGACTTTGAAAGCCTATATGACGCTATCGTTGACGCTGAAAAACGGGAGTCGTCGATCCAGACTTACGACACAATTAAAACTCGCGATTATGTCGAATGGTGGCATGTTGTTGACGTAACTAGTGGAAAAATAGTTAAAGAATCTGAGTGCGACCCGTATGGAGCTAGTTGACTTTTCAACCACAATCCGCATAGACTAAAAGAGCACGCGGGAGAAAGACCCGCCAACAATATAAAATCGCGTATCGGTAACGGCCAAACTAAGCTGCGGTCAAAATCGGTGCGGGGTAAGAAATGCCTGAGTAAATCAAAGGCGTTGTCTTCCAACGAATGTTTTTCACGTTCGTCGGTGGTCAACGCCTTTTTGTTGGTCCCGACAAGTCAAAAGGGACCAAGAAATGGCATTTAATCCACAGGGTAAGACTAACAAAGAGCTTTTGGAAGCTCGCGCAAAGTTAGTCACCGAAGCACGTTCCTACCTTGAGGCTAACGAATCTCAATGGTCGAAGGAATGCGACGAAAAGTATAACGCAATGATTTCGGACACTTCCGACATCACTGCGGCTCTTGATCGGCGAAACGCTCTTGCGAACATCGAAAGCAAGAAGCAAGAAGCTCGCCTAAATCCGGACGATCCGAGCGTTGCACCTACCCGCGTAACGGCAGCGAACCGAAAGCAAATTGCAATCCGTTCGTTTAGCCGATCCGGAAAGCCTGAATACAAGTTTGTGGACGTTGGCGCACGCGGTGGCGACGACTACGAGCAGGCTTTCGCGATTGCACTTCGAAGCGGTGAACGTAGCTTGGCTCCACAGCAGCTAGCCGCGTTGCAATCTGACAATCCAGAGCAAGCTGGCTACCTTTTGGCCTCAGAGCAATTTGCGGCTGGGATGCTAAAAGAAGTTGACGACCTACTTTTCATTCGTCGATACGCCAAGATTCACACAGTAGCCGAAGCCGGTTCGCTGGGTATCCGCAAGCGTACTACTCGAATGAACACGTTCGGTTGGTCAAGCGAATTGACGGTTTCGACCGAAGATTCGGCGTTGGCATACGGGAAGAAGGCTTTGAATCCTCACCACTTAACTGGGATGATTCGCCTCTCGCGTGATTTGGTACGTCGAACCATGCAAGGTATTGTTACCGAAGTGCAGTCAGAAATGGCTCGCGACGGTGGCGAACTGATGGAAGACGGCTACCTCAGTGGCAGCGGTTCACAGCAGCCTTTGGGCGTGTTTACAGCTTCGAGCGATGGCATCAGCACAAGCCGAGATGTGAACACTGGATCAGCGACGAGCATTACCGCCGACGGTCTAATTGACGCAAAGTATGCGTTGAAGGCTCAGTATAGAAACAGTCTCTTGGGCGCGGTTCGATGGTTGTTTCATCGTGATGCAGTCAAGATCATTTCGAAGCTCAAGCTTTCGGACAATCAGTACATCTGGCAGCCAGGATTGCAGGCCGGTCAAGCTGACACGCTTCTAAGCTACCCAATCGACGAATCAGAGCGAGTTCCAAATACCTACACAAACGGCTTGTACTGCGGTTTGCTGGCGAACTGGAACTATTACGAAATCGCCGATGCTTTGGATATGGAAATCCAAGTTCTGTTTGAGAAGTACGCCGACACAAACCAAATCGGTTACATCGGTCGAATGAAGACTGAC